AACCGTTATATCCAAGTTACAAAATTGTAATTACCAGTAACTACTCGAAGTACCTGAACTACATCAATTGCATCTTGTAGAGCATCATGAGTTACTTCACCTTTAATTTTACAGCGATCCATACACTTCTGCAAATTAGGTAAAGACTCGTCATTCTTCCAGTCCATTAGTAAAATTGCTGGATCTAAAATTCTTTGTCTCATTTGAATTTGAGAACCCCAGCTTGGTAATTTCTGCAAAAAGACTTTATCAAAGCTTGCGAAATTCTTACCGGCCGCATTTATTTTAATTACGGTTGACCCTTCGTCTGCATAGACCGCATTACTTGATAACCACATTGCAAAAGATCTAGCTACTAGATTTACTGGTAGAATATTGTGCTGCTTACGATATGCAATACGGTCTTCCTTATTTAAGCCTTCCATCTTTGACAGAATTTCAAAAATCCAAGAATTCATTTTTAGAGCAGTTGGCTGGCCGGTGTATCTGTCATGTTCAACAATACACTGGAATTTTGGAAGTTCTTCTAAACTTACCGGGTAATTAGTGTCTTCAATTACTGCACCGATTTGCAAAATTTGACAGCTTTCTGGATCTAGCCCAGTTGTTTCAATATCGATAGATACATATTTCATTAGTTCCTTTGGTTATTTTAATGTTATAGGTCAAAAGGTAAATCATCGTCAGACCAATCGCTCTTAGCAACGGTTGTCGATTTTTTAGGACCAGTGTCAAGGCCTAAGCTGCGAAAAATATCATCATCCTCGTCTTCGTTTGACTCGGCTGCCTTGCTGATATTTGCTCGTTGTTGACCACTAAGTCGGAAAGCTTCCAATGTATTGAAATACTTGGTTTGACCTGACTTGTCTGTCCAGTCTCTACCCTTTACGTCAAATGATACGCTTACTGTATCGCCAACTCCGTATGAGTCAATCATATCGCACTTGTCCTGAACAAGTCCAAATACTATTTTCTGTGGATACTTATCTCCACATTCGATTACGAACTCTCTTTTTCGAAAGCCTTTGTTAAATGTTTGTGCGGGAAATACTTCAATGATTATCCCTGTTAGTTCAAATGCCATATATTAAAAGTCTGGGTTTGTTATTTTTATATCGTAGTTTGTAAAATTCTCAAAATCAAGTCGGTCAGCTTCAATTCGTCTGTCTACTGAATCGCCGGGCATGTTACGCAGAGCCATACGCTCGCGTCTAATCTCTTCAGCAATATCAATAAAGATGACAAATGATTTTTTACGTGAGTCCTCGTCCAAATGTGCAAGGCCAGTAGGAGTCATAATGAACACATGATCATCATCAAATTGATCTCTTGAAGTTCCGTAAATCCATCCATTGAATTCAACGTACTCATAGAACTCATCATTCTTAATCATTGCTTGGGCCTCTGCCTGTGAAATGAAAAGGTAATCAACTCCATCTATTTCGCCTTCTCTGGGAGGACGAGTTGTGTAACTAACTGCATATCTAAAGCCACGTGCTTCAAATTTCTTGCGAATGTAGTCCTTACCACTGGCTGCTCTGCCAACTAGAATTATTCTTTTATGCATATCTAATTAAAATTCTCTTTTTTGTCCGTGAATTGCTTTGAATACTGGAAATCTCAATGAGTGTTCTCCATGTTGGTCAGTAGTCTCTTCAAAGAACTGAACAGTTATTGTTTTACCTAAAATTTCATTTGGGTTTTGATGATAGAACCTTCTTTGTTCTAGATTAAAACCCGATCCAACTCTAACTGTATTGCCTTTGTGTTCAACAATTACTGCTTTTAACATTAACTCTTCAACCTCACGACCCATTTCAATAATTCTGTTTACATCAGATTCAAGATCAATTACTACATATTCGGCATCATGCATCTTTTTAACCTTAAGTAGGCTCTTTGAGCGCTTGCCCTCATAACCAACATCCTTACGTATCATAATTCCTTCGTATCCCATTTCAGTTGCATCAGCTGCAATCTTTTCAAATTCTTCTCGAGATTTTATTTGAAATTGAGGTAATGGTTCCGCATAGTTTAGACCAGTAACAATTGCATTTAAAATAATTAATCGAGCAGATAGTGAAACGTCTCCTGCTTTATTATTAAATTCAGACATTTCCAAGAAGTCAAATATGTAATATTTCGGAGACTGAATGACATGCTCTTTACGGCCGATTTCCTTGATGATACCTTGAAAATCTTCAAGACCGCCATCTTTCATAATACAAACTTCGCCATCTAAAATCTTATTCCTTAAGCCAAGGCGTTTAATATCGTCAGCCAACACAGAAAGAGTTAAGAACTCATTACCTGCTCTGGAATAGAACTTAGGTTCTCCGTGCTCGTCAATTATTGTAATACATCTAACTCCATCAAGCTTACGACTGGCCCACCATTCACCAGAGTCAAAGTTTACCTTTTTCTCATTACCGTCAAACTTCTCAGCTAGGGCAACATCAAAGGTGGGCACCGTACCCGGCATTACTGAATTAATTAAGGTAGTGGTTGCTCTGGTCTTTAAGTTACGGTCTATCACATCATAGATCACATCTGCGAACTCTTGATTCTTGGCAATAAAACCATTAACCACCTGTATTGCATTGTGACCTGTGATACAGCGTTCATTCAGATCATCAAGTAATTGAAACAAGTCATCGTAACTATCGAAACTTAGATCCTGACGCTTCTTTAGATTATCCGAAGTAACATAATACTGCTTGAATGGAGAGTATACATATTCAAATAGCTTGCGTAATACCGGGGTATCATATTTTTTAAGTATCTCCTTTTTATCATTAGTTGAAGAAGTTGCTTTCATTTCTTCAATGAATTGTGCAACTGCTTTAAAATCTTGGTTTGTCATACGGTTATTATACTAAACAAAAAAAGCCGCTGACGCGGCTTTTAGAAATAATTTGGTATTTAATTAGCTAGGGTTAACTACTGCTTCTTTTGCAAGCTCTGCTTGTTTAGCTTCTTCAACCTTAAGTTGGTTAATAATTTGATCAAGCTGTTTCATTTCCATTACTGATTGATTTAAGGCAACCGCAATTCTGAAAACGCGCTGAGCTGATTCTAAGCCTGAGCTTTGGTACTTGTTAAGTAAGATTGCAGCTGCTTCAATTGCAGATGCCTGTACTTGAATAGAACCGTTTGATTCAGAATTCTCAGCTTGTTCTTGCTCAAAACGAGCAATAGCTGATGAGAAACCAAGGAAACAATTCATTACCATGAAAGCTTCATTTGGACCAGTGAAAGTAAATTTATTGCTACCGCAAGCATTCTTTATCCATTTTAGATCGGTTAGGTCTAATGTGATTGAAAAGAATCCTGTTCTGCGATTGATCAATTGATCAAGAGCTGACATTGTTTGAGTAGGTTCTTGAAAGTCTGGTTCTTCTTGAGTAGGTTCCATGTCTTGAGCAGGTTCCATGTCTTGAGATTCAGTTGCCTCAGTTACAGTTTCTTCAATAACTTCTTCAACTAATGTGTCAGTTAATAATTCTTGTGAGTTTTCCATTTTAAGTAAAAATTTTGTTGTTTAGATAATTTTACTCAAAATAGTTAATGGGTTTTAGGAAAGTCTATCTAAAATAATTAATTGTGCTTTAGAAACTTTGCCATAGGCTTCTTTAATATTGACAAAACCTGCCCAGTCAACCTCTTCCTTTTGAAGCTGAGTCTTTGGTACAGCAAGCGAGTCTAGCCCAATTTCTGAAAGATCTTTGATTTTGCACACGAAATAGTGCAGTGCATGTTTTGGATTGCCATTCTTGTCAAATACATGAACTGTCTGAATGTCAAGGTCTAATTTATCTGCACTTAATGAGATTCCAGTCTCTTCATTAAGTTCTCTAAGCGCAGCTTCCAATATGTCTTCGCCCGGTTCAATTCCTCCTTTTGGGATTCCCATGATAGGTTTGACCCAACTGCCGTTGGCTGGATGAACTAAGAGTATTTTTCCATCGTACACAATTGCAATACCAGCTGCATCATGAGACTTTGATTCATTCATAAAATCTGAAAATGTTTTAATCATTATTTAGTGATTGACGATACTTTGCATCAAGCACGTCAGTTCTGCGCTTAACACTTTTCTTAACAAATTCCTTACGTTCACGAAGTTCGCGAACCGTACCAGTTTTTTCAAATTTTCTTTTTAGTACCTTTAGAGCTCGGTCTAACGATCCATGGTCTTTTACGTTTACTATTAACATCGTGAATATTATACTAAAGCTGTTTTGATTGCAGCTACACTTGCTGTGTATGAATTTATATCAAATCCATATCTGGTGTAAATTCCAGACTCGTAAGTGTTTCCTCTAACTCCAACACACCATTGTATGAAAGGTTGCTTATACGTGGTATTAATATCGTCGGTTGCGCCGCGAGTGCTCATATCGCTTAATACGCCGCCAGTAGTTCCTCTAATTGCTTCGTACATTCTAGTTAACTGACCAGTTGTGTATTTTGGGGAAATTAGCATAAAAAGTCCATGAATTGCATTTTCATCAGTCTCACCAATAAAATCCTCCTGTAGTTTTGTGTTTATTGTCTGCAAAATCATGGTAACTTGCTGATCGGTTGCAGCAGATCCAGCATTTTTGTTAGTCTTAGAAATTGAGTCTATTTGAGTTGGCCGATCACCTCCACGTAAAGGACTTACCCATGTTGTAAAAACATCTCCATCGCCGAC